CAGGAAGCTGGCAGCGTTGGCCAACCGCTGCTGACGAAGCCTGATCGCAGCATCTCCCAAAGCGAATGCTTCAGCCTGACCTGCGGCACTTCCCAAAATGTTTCCTCGAGCTGCTTGTGCTCCACGCACACTCTGCTCAACCTGTGATCGCAGTTCATCACCGAGCCCATACCCCGCTTCCAGGTCTTTGATAGCCTCCTCGCCCAACATTTTTCTCACCTTCGTGCCGAGCGGATCGGACTGCTCAAGTTCTTTCATTCGTTGTGCGATAAATCGCTCACCGAACTTCTCCTGAGTGGAGATCTGTGCCTCCGCCAATGTATCTGCTGACTCAGCCAAAAACTCCAACTGCTGCCTGGTCTGGTCGATGTCACCAAAACCCGTGAAATCGACAGTCTTCTCGTTGCCGTCCGGATCGGTATAGGTTGCCCGTGTCCCCATCCGGGCAGCAGCTTCAATCAGCTTTCGAACCGGAAGCGTCTCGATGTCTGCTTCTATGCCCTCACGGTTTGCTGCGGCATAGTCTGGTGGTGGTGGTGTCTTCGGTGATGACATAAAAATCTCTTAAGTTGGTTGAATGTGTATTGTCTGAGTTTTCCTTCTCTGTGTGCCCAATAGGTCATGTCAATAGCTCTGGGGTCAGACCTTTCAAATACGTCAAGCATATGATTAGCTGAGACACCGCTGATGGAGACCAGTTCGTGCAGATAAACATCCTGCCCACTCCGATCCGAGCTTTGCCAAAATACCTTCTCAATGTCCCCGTCAAACTGATGGATTTGTTTGTAAACACAGAACGAAGTGATCGCGCCGTCTGACTCAGTAACCATGAGTGTTCCATCGTTCGCATGAAACTTGAGATGGTGGGCGATTTCTTCGTCGCTCCACCCGATATATACGCGCCCATTTCCGTGTCTTTTAGCAAAATCGATGACATCTTGAATTCTCACTTTTGGCTGTCCATGGTCTCTAGGTATGCCCCCATGGTGACGTATCGCATCGCGATGTAACGCTGCTCATTGTTGGTAAGCCCGGCTTCTGTTAGTTGTGTCTCCGGGCAGCTGGTCACACGCACCTGAAACTCTCTTCCAACATCGTTGCCGAGAAGCGATAGGTTGTGACGTATCACTCCTGGAGTCCCCAGGACAGAGGGCAGGATAAAATCCAACGTCAGGTCACCCGTCCCTGTCACAAGCAGTTGGCCCGATTCGATCGATTGAGGATCCAAACCATCCACGATCAATTCCACGTTAACTCTCGCCTTCGACTTGAAGAACTCGAGTTCGGCGAAGTCGCATTGTTTAGGACTGATCGGATCATTGAACGTCATCGCCCGGGTAACGATTTCAAACGGCACAGGCTTAAACGTCCCATCGAGGTTGTCAGTGAAGTCAGTCTCCACCGTAGCGTCCTCGTCGATGTGGTCCCGGAGGTAGACGATGTTGTTGTAATTCGTGTCAGGCCAAATCAAGCGTCTACGACCGTTGAGTGGTTCATACACGTCGAACATGCTCGGCTTCCATTCGGTCCAGATCCCGGCCCACGCTTTGGTGTTGGTATCGTAGACGATGGTCACATTTGGGACAGTAGAGTTGAGATACGGCACGGTAAGCATGTAACGACCGCGCCAAAATGTGGCGCAGGATTTCTGTGCGTATGACCAATTGATTTTCTCAACGATGTCCTGAATTGGCAGTGATAGAGGATCAGACGTTCCAATTTGATCCTGTTGGTAAGCGGTCCCAATCGAGCGAATGCCATCGCGGCTCAAAAAGAGGATGTCGTCACCAACTCGCACTGCGGACTTCTCAGCGAGACATCCAACGCGATCTGAAACCATTTGGATCTCATAATCTGCGACTGTGTCCAATGACGGGTCAGCATTAATTATGTGAACACTGTTTTCTTTGAGAACTGCGATCCTGAAATCTTTGAACGGAACCAGTGCAACCACTTTGTCCGATCGCCCATCACCTACCCGGACGGAATTCGCCCCATCAGCGGGGAACACGTCACCCAAAGCTGGGTCACTTACATCCGGGAGGATATTCGAGAAATGAACCTCATCGATGCCATTGGCGCACACTAAACGAAACCTGTGCGCGGTCAGACACCGAACATCAGTCGGAGCTTCTGGATCAGTGACCTCGACGGCAACGTCATAGGTTGCGATTGAATCCACATCGTCCCAGATCGTGTTGCCGTCAGCGTCCACCAGGATGTCTTCACTACCGTTTTGGCGAACCGCGATGATGGACCCGTTGCTGTCCGTAAAAAACACTGCTCCGTTGATTTCTGTAACGCTGCACTTATGCGCCTGAACGGAGGAGTCGTAGACATCGTTGAATAGGATCCCCTGGACATCTTCGGTGTGAAGGTAGACGTGCCCGTCAGCAAAAATCATCACACCGTAGTCCCAGATCGGAGTCCGTAGGGCGATGATGGCATGAATGGTCCCATACACCTGAGTGTACAGGTAGTGAGCACCCCGGCGTGATTTAGTGATGCCGCTGGTCGAAAGTTCTACGTTTTTTAGATAGGATGCGGACTGTTGGGGAATAGTGGATGCGCGACCATACGAGTTGACACCACCGATCAACGGTTGAGAGTCAAATGCCAAAGGATCATCGGTTCCGTCATTGAAATAAACTGGCATCAGAATCCAAAATCATCACGGGTGTATGCCCCGTCTGGGTTTGGTTGAAGAACGCTCACAGCAGATGACTGCCCCCTCTCCAGGTCTCGAACGATCTCGAGCAAACTGGACGCTTCACTAAATTTGATTTGTGCCTTCCCGAACTGCCTGGAACGCTCGAGCATGTCTCCCTCGGCAAAAGCGATGAGAGCATTGTCAATGCCCCGGATCTGAGGTTCGTCGTAGTCGTTTCGAAGTGGACGAAGCCTTTTCTTCCCGACCACAATCATACACACCTGCTCACCTGAAACGTATTCAGGGACCAGACTCAGTCGTAGTCGGCACAGAGAATACCTCGTCTCCTCCGCCGGGATAATCTGGTCGCTCGCTCCGTTGGAGAATGTGATGGTCCCGCTGGTCACAGGCTTTGAAACATAGTGGACCTCATCAAACTCCTGAGATCCGTATCGCGATGTGGTGCTGAGAACAAAGGTCTCGCTCACCGGGCGACCATCGAGGATGCCCTTGAAGTAAACTGTTTTACCGTCATCGGCGGAACTGGATCGGGCTCTCAACATCACTCGAAACGGATCCGATGAAGTAGATTTTCCGAACGCGATTGGCTCGATCTCGGTGTAGGAAGCTGGCACACCCTCAGAGAACATTGCCTCCGGTTGGATGCGGACCAATGCCTGGAGATCACGGCAGCTCATGAGAGTGGTTTCATACAGAACCGCGATTGGCCGGGCGATCTCGTAGGGAAGCGTGATCTCCTGCTCGTATGCGTAGGGGTTCACCGCATCCGTTGTGTACGGGTTGGAATCCGGACTGTCTTTGGTCGATAAACAGAACTGCTCGATTTTGATCGAGTCCTTCCATAGCCCTGTGTCGTAGACCATCTCATGCCGTTGCCGAATAAAATCTTTGCAAATGGCGACGGAAGCGGAATCGGTTTTTCCAACTTTCTTACAAACGAAATCTGCTATGGAGGATAGTGTCATATTAATCGTCCAACCACGATCGCACTCGGTATTTCCATTTCGACTTTGTGCAGATTTCCAGACTGACAACAGAAGAACTCAATGGCTGTACATATAAGTTTGACCCGGAATTACCATAAGCGTCGATGCCTATGGTTGTTGAATTTGAATAAATTGATGCAAACGGAATTTGTGTGTCCCCATATACATAGCTAAAGGAGCTCAATTCAAGTTCGTCTCCCGTGGCGTATCCATGCTCTGACGACACACAAACTATCGTCACTCTGAGCCGTGTTGGGGTCGCACCCAGGCCGTGTGCAAACGTGACAGACATGTTTGTCAGGGTGTCAATAGTCCCGCTGTCCTGAGTATAAAATGGGATTGAGACTGTTGAAACGAACTCGGACCACAACATCCTTTTGGCAGTAGTTGTGCTCTTATCATAAACCATCACCTCATCGTCGGGGGCAATGTCGTTCGAGTCGATCAACCCGAGCCCATCCATGGAGTTAAGCACCCCCTGAATCGTTGTGTGTTTGTTTACCCCGGCTACCGTGTCCTTGACCATCAGGAGATCACCGACAATTGGGTTTGTGTGCTCAACCAACCCGCTTATCAATGTGTTCCCCAGGCTCGCGGATCCCAGCAAACCAAACGTCAAAGGGGTGTCGGCACCATTGCTGGTGAGAAGCATGCCAGGTGTGCCCGGTGATAATTCCTCCCATGTACCCCCACTGCCTGACTGAATGATCGTGCCTGGCGCACTGGTCTCGCTGGAGATAATTCCCAATGAGACTGCTCCATTGGCAATGTGATTGGATGTGATTGCGCCATCAGCGATATGGCGTGACTCAATCACGTCATCCGAGAGCATCGATGATGTCACCGTGTCCGCACTGATGGTCGCATTGTTAACCATCGCGTTAAGCTTTGCAGCAGTGACCGTGTCGCCATCGCTGAATACGTGTCCGGTAGTTAAACCCATATCAAATCAAGTCCAAAAGTTTTCTGATGACCGGGAACGTCTTTTTGGCTTTCTGATCCTTGACGATTCCCTTGAGCATGCCACTGACATCGATGTTGTTTTTCTTCAATTCCTCCTTGAACTGGTTCCCAGCATCAAGCGCACTTAGAGTCGCATCTTTATACTTTTTTGATCGGATCGCTGCTCCAATCGTCAGCGCAGACATCACCAAAAATGTGACGAGCGAACCAAATGGGATCCCTATCTCGCCTGGAAGTTCCGCTGCTGCTCGGCTACCAGATGAAACCACCCAGTTTGTCCGAGTTGTGACCACATCGATCGGGCCCATGGGAGTGTTTACCACGTTGGTGCTCGAAACGATTTGAGGAGTGTAGAAACTATCCCCAATGCGTTTGAGTTGAGCGCACCCTGATCCTAAAAGAAGAATCCCGATAACCCCAGCGACATACACATGACTTTTAATTTTCATCTTTTTTGCGTTTATAATCGCGGTATGCGTGCATGACTTTGATTACGGCATACGCCAGTGACGCGAGCCCTATCCCGACCTGGAGGACGATGTTGATCTGAGTCAGCGTGACTGTGACCCCGAGCAGACTCACGAACCCCAGTTTGGAATGCTCTGCCCAGTTCTGCATTATTCGGCAGGTGCTGGCTCATCGGCTGGCACAACAGCAGCATCAAAGCCAGCCAGAATATCATCGACCGAATCCATCGCGATTTGGTTGGCCGCATTGTATGCAGCGACTGCGGCGACAACCTGCATCAGCAGGACTTCCGTGTTGGCACGGTTGACTGGTTCGTCCAATTCCTCCCGAGCTGCCAGCAGAGACTTAGCTTTGGCTAACAGTTGGAGAATGGTGGATTTGCCGTTGTCGGCAGCGAGTTGTGCGTCAAGGCCAGAGATTTGGTTTCGTAGATAATTGATTTTTGGGTCCATAGTTTTTATTTAATTTGGTATGTGGCAGTGATATACACATTGTTTGCATTGGCAACGGTGCCGTCCTGCATGTCTGAGATTTGAACAGCCGTCGTGCTTCCACCTAAGCTGGTTTGTTTGCCTAAAAACATAATAGCGGAATTGTCTGAGACCCAACAAGCGACTGGGTGCGTTGTCCAGCTGTTAACGAACCCCGTCGAACCAGCGGCAATTCCGTTTGCTATAAATGGAAGACCCGTTATCTGTAAACTCCCGCTGGCTCCGGTCACATCGACGTTATCTGTTTTAATGTTGGCCGAAACGGTAACGAGGTTGCCAACCCGAGTGTATGTGGCGTCGGTCACATCCATTGTGAGTGCGGTGAAGCTGCCGCTTGATGGGCTATAAACAGGAGTCCACGTTCCGGTTTCATACACTGGCACTTCACGCCCAGTCAATGTGACACTGGTTCCGGTTCCGACAAATGCATTGTCGCTCAGGTCGTAGAGTTTGTTGGTGCTGGTGTCGTATCGTTCGCTGCGGAAGTCGGCGAGTGTGCCGATTGCGGTGATTTTTACGTTTTTGACATACAGAACATCATCGCCTCCTGCGTCTGCAAATGTTGTCGAGGCTGATGCTAGACCGTAAAAAGATAGCCTATCTGGGTTGCTGCCAGCAGTGGCGATAAATTCACCTGTGATTTTGTTCCATGTGTCCAGTGTTGGTGCTACAAAACCCTGAATAACAGTAGCGGATGAAGTTCCAACTTGCGCCTGTATTCCATCCATATTGGAGTTTGTGGAAGGAATATAAAAGTCAGCTTCAAGTCTGTATCTTTTTCCAGTAGTGAACAATGAACCTTTGTAAAGGTA